AAGCCCCACAAGGGTATTTGTCAGGATCGGTGTAAGCGTCAGGTCCAAGAGAGACTACATACCCCACGTTAGTAGCTAGTCTTTCTCTTTCAACCGTCTCTTTTGCTAATACTATACCACCTTTGGTTTTTTTCGCAATGGTATATGGCAATATTAAAATCCTATAGCCTGTGGGCGTAGGTAATTTATCTATTTGCCTTTCGCAATCTTCTGGGGTAGTTAAACCTTCGTTTTCCTCTACTTGAGGTTCAGGTTCTTTTTTAGTTCTATTTTCAAAGTTTAAAACCTTATCAGGAATCTCACTCATCTAAGTCCTCCTTATTTTCTAGCAGGTCTATTACGGTATTTTCAGCGAAACTTAGACCTGATAGTTCGCCTACTATACGTTGATATTGTTCATGGTCTTGTATTGACCCTGATTTCAACGTTTCTGTTAATTGTGCGTCCCTTTCTCTTACTATTTTGAGAAATTTACGAGTTAAATCAATAAACTCCATTAATCTGGTTGTTTATGAAAGTTTAATCCTTGCGTTGCGGCTCCTGTACCCTTAGTTTTTGTTAAAATAGCCTTAACTTCTCTAACACCAACGTTTACTGGACCACCTTGTCGCATATTTTTAGCCATTGCCATGCCTCTTTTCTTTTCATAAGAGGATAATTTGCCATCTTTATTAAGATCAGCCTTTTTTGGATCAAATTTTGCCATTTTTAGCTCCTATTTAGTTGTTTTCAGGTAAATTTCTTGCATCTCTAGCTTCTTTTGCTAATTCTACTAGATCTTTTATCCTTTGTTCTTCTTTTTCTATTAAATCTTGTTGAATATTAGCCGCTAAACGTGCGTCTTGCTTAGATTCTTCTGATTCAATACGTTCTCTATCCACATCAGCTCTAATATTTTCTCTTTCAATATCAGTTTGTGCCCTAAGTTGTGCCTCCGCTTGACGTAATTGTAGTTTAGCCTGTTCAAGTTGCATCTGAGCTTGGAACATTTGCATCTGTGGATTGACTTGTGCGTTAAGTTGTGCCTGTTGTATTGCCTGATCTCTACCTGTGATCTGTTGTGTTGCGGCAGCTGCTTGAGCTGCAATAGCATTTTGTACTTCCATCGGTAATGGTTGACCTTCTTCAGGTAATTGTAACCCTTGTTGTGCTAATAATTGTCCTACTTCTAATCTATATTTAAGTGCAAAGTGTTCTTGTATGTGCGCTTGTAATGCTGCAACTGCGGCAGGGTTAGATTGTACGTTTGGATTTTGTGCAAAGAAGTTATGTGAAGCTATATGTGAATCATGGTCTTGATCTATAAAAGCTTTTAGTTCACTTCCTTTCATAACATCCTGATTTTCTGATACAGGATCTTTAGGAATTACTTGAATTTCAGGTTCTAAAATATCATCTATATCTTTTACATCCAAAGCTAGATACATGTTTTTATATGCTTCACGTAAATTATGTATTCCTGGAGCACTTTGTGCTAGTTGTAGCTGAGTTTGCGCCATCATAATTCTTTGTGAGGTACTAAATATATTAGGATCACTTACAGGTATAACGTCTACTCTTCTATCGAAGTCTTTAACGAATACACTTCTTGAGGCACCTGCTACATCAAAAGGATACTCCTCAGGTATTGACTCACTAAATACTCTAGCTAGTATTTTAAATTCTATTTTTTGCGCATAATGTAAACGTTTATGTATTGCAGACATAACTTTAGAACCACGTTCTAATAAAGCTATAGTTGTACCTACTGGCGCTTCTTGATTACCGTCACCAACTTGCATATCCGCAATAGATGCAAACCTTCTACCACTATCTACTAACACACCTAATAATTGTGCTAACGTACCACTAGGTTCTTTATACGGTAATGGCATAATCGCATCACGTAATGTACCTCCTGGAATATCTACGTCTCTAAATTCTCCAGGCTGTAACGGTTCATCAAGTTTACTAACATTCATACCTCTAGCTTTAAAACCAGCAGGTAAGTTAGATAAAGTTCCAGCATCTATAAGTTGTCTTAAAATAGATGTAGCAGATTGACTTAATCCACCAATCATATGTATTAAACCAAAACCGTAAAAACCTAATCCTGGAAGGAATTTATAATGTACAAAATGTTGTATTTTACGTTTTAAAGGATCATCTTCTCTATAATTTTTTCTTATAGATAAAATAGTATTAGTTTCTTTTATAAAGGTAACTATATATGGTAAAGCTATACCTGTAGGATTACCTTCGTTATCAACATCTTCATAACCTTCTAAATCAAGATTTACATGCATTTCTAAAAGTGTATATTCTTCATCTTCACCTATAGGAGAAATACCTTGTAATTCTTCCATTTTCTCTAAGACTTGATCGTCTGAATCGTATTCAGGATCGTTTAAATCTACGTCTTTATAAAAACCACTAACTTGTAATTTTCTTAAATCGTTATAAGTCATACGTACCGCATGGGTAACACGTGGGCTAGTCATAAGATCTGTAGCATAATAAGGTACGACTAAATCTTCAGCCATAACAAATTTAGAACAAGCCCTACCCATAGCAGGATCAAAATAAACTTTTTTAAATGCAGAACCTGAAAGCGGTAAATAAAATAAAAGCTGATCCATGTCAGGATCGTATTCTTCCATAACATGTGTTATTTGATAGTTCATAAATTCACGAACTCTTTCCGCTTGTTTTGATCTATCGTCATCCATATCACCAACGACTTGAGTATTTACTGGTCCACCAGCAGGTAGTAATTCTTTATAAGCTTGCGCCTGAAACTGAGTTACTGCTTCCGCTAATAATGGATGATGAACACCGCTTGCCCCTTGGAAGGGTTGTGTTCTTTCTTGATCGTATTTAATACCTAGTAATTCTAAACCTTGAGTAAACGCTGAATACCAGTCTTCTCTTGATTCATAATCTTCTTCGTAATTACTACTTAACGAAGAACATAAATTACTTAATTCTTTTTCATCGATAGATTCGGCTAAATTATCACCCAAAGAAGCATTTTCTAAATTTAAAGATTCGACATCTAAGTTTCCTATTTCTTCAATAAGAACTTCTACGTCAGGGGGTATTTCAGAATCTACCGCACCTATTTCTATTTCTAAAGCTTCTTCTTCGTTAACTGGTTTTTGATTTAATTTTTCTATAGCCATTATTCTGAATATAAATTATCGAAAGTTATTTCTGGGTCAAGATAACTTTCATGTCCTTCTGCAGAATGTTCCCATTGTGAAGGTGTAAAATCTGGAGCACCTTCTCCTGTGACCCATAACGCTGGGCTTGTAGCTCTTACTCGATTATTCGGTAACGCTACAAAATTACCAGTCCATTTTCCTGCGTCCGTCAAGTATAACACATGACTTTGTTTATGTTGAGCAGGATCATCTGCAATATCATTATTTGTATAATCGACCGTGAATAAATACTTGCCTTTAAAAAATTCACCGTTAATTTTACAAATCCATGGGGAAGAACTTACTCGGTCCATCACTACAACGCTATGGTCTCGTGATTCACAATCCCAAGGTTGTACGAGATGATCTTCCATAGGTTCACCCCATTCAGACAATGGTATATCAGCAACGAGTGCTTGTATAGGCATTCTTGCCCACATAGCGCCTCCATGTACATTTTTATCAGGGTTTCCTTCATAATCGGTTTCACATCCTGTGAAAACAACTTGAAAGCTTAATGATCTATCGGGGATGGTGTTTACCGCTATCGCAAGTGCGTGGAGATATTCTCCGTGATACTTTTGATGATTAGCAGTAAATTCCTTTCTCACCCAACATTTAAAATGCGGGATGTTAGAAATTAAATGTGCCACTAATTACTTTTTCTTTCTTTTTACAACTTTACGTTTTTTAGCGCCACCTTTAGCAGACATTTTAGATTTTTTGTATGCTCCGCCTTTAGCGTAACCTTTTTTCCTTTTCATAATTACTCCTAGTAATAAGTTCTATTATCATAAGACGATACGTCATCGTAATCATCTTTCCAGTCTGTGCTTAGTTTTAAGAATCCCCCTTGCCTAAATCTCATTAAGGCTTGAGTCATACTATCGACTAAGTCGTCATGTTCTCCATTAGGAAAATCATTAACTTCCTCAACTAGTTCTTCAGCCCAATTAGTTTGAGGAACCCAAACTTTGCCATCGGCTAAAATTGAACTTATTGAGTTTACACGAGCAACTTTATCTTGTCCTCGGCTCGGTGTAAAGTTAAATATAGGAATACCTACTGCTCTTAATTCTTGTGTTAAAGGTAAGCCACTAGCTTTAGCTTCTATAATTACTGTATCAGGTTGCCATTGTTTATAATATTTAATAGCGGCTTCTTTTAATTCAGGGAAATCAAACCTATCGTGTAGAGCGTCAAGTAATATTATATGGGCTTGTTTTCCATCGTAATATTCTTCACCTATTTTTCCACTAGGGTAAAAAATCCCCCAAGTTGTAACAGCGGTAAAGTCAGCAGATTCTTTTTTCAAAAATGCGGTATCGTAAGATTGTAAAATATATTGACAAAAAGGAGGGCTATCTTCTTCCCAAGTTTTAAACCATTCTTTAGGGACGATAGACATTTCCCCACCTGTCGGTTGTTGCATATAGTTAGCAAACCATTTACTAGGTGATATACTCGCTTTTACTTTTTCTAATTCATCTAACGACCAAAAATTATCCCATAGCGCTTTTCCGCTAGGTAAAATAGCAGGGAACTCAATTATTTCCCATTGATCCGCATTATCGTCCGTGGTCATCTTTTTAATTAACTTACCTGTTAAATCACGTTTAGACCAACGTGTCATAACAATAACGATTGCACCTCCTGGCTGTAGCCTCTGTCGAGGACCTGTCATAAACCATTCGTAAGTATCGTCTAACGCTTTTTCTGACATAGCGTCTTGTTCCGAGTGGGGGTCATCAATAATAAATAGATCCGCACCACGACCTGCAAGAGCACCACCCACACCAGCTGCGAAGTATTCTCCGCCCTTTGACGTATTCCATTTACCTGCAGACTTGGAATCCGCCTTCAGTGAAGTATCAGGAAATAGCTTTTGATATTCTTCGCTATCTATGAGGTCTCTTATTTTTCGACCAAAATTCACTGCAAGGTCGGCTGTGTGGGTGGCTTGAATAATTTTTAAATCAGGTTTTTTACCAAGTAAGAAAGCTGGGAAGTAATGACTTGCAAATTCCGACTTTGTGTGACGAGGAGCCATGTTAATGATAACACGTTTAGTTTTACCGTTAGCGATGTCATCGAAGACCTTCGCCATTTTTTTATGATGTTCTCCTTCAATGAACGTATCCCATAGTGTTTTTACAAAGGTTAAAAAATTAGAAGTCGCTGCTTCACGTACGTGACGTTTGTCAAGTTCTTCTAGTAATAATAAATATTCTTTCGCCTCACTTTCGCTTAAAAAAGAAAGGTCGATTTTTTTGAGCTCGTCAATATGAGCCATAGAGTCTATCGTAATTTATTCAAAGCGTCGATTATTCCGCCACTTGCAAATTCACTTTTCCTCATAAAGCGTTTACCTACTTCTTCTGCCATGTCTGGTTTTCTTGCGGTCACGGTAGAAGAGCCTAAAAGTTTTTCAGCTGTTTTTATTTGTTTTTCGATACCTGCTAATTCGTCTCTTCTTCTAGAAGCTTTATATGCGGTATCCATAACTCTTTGTCTTTCTATTAAATTAAAATCGTCAGCTTGTACACGAGTAAATAAATCATCGGATTTAGTTTTACCTTTAGTCGGTCCCATAATAGATTTTAAGGCTCGCATACTATCGTCTACCATCTGTGTATATAGGGCACGTTTTTCGTATAAATCTTGTAAAAATTTAGGGGCGTTAGCAATTTTTTTAGCTTTACCAACAGGCAAAACCATATTAAATAACACATCTTCAATACCTGAAGATCCAACAGGCTTTGCAAAGTTTTCAAACATTTCTAATTCACCGATCGGATAATCTTTAATAAGGGAAGGTTTACCCTCACGATCTGCAGGTCGTAAAACGTTATCGGTAATTTGTTCTAAACGGTTAGCGGTTTCAGGTACGGTTTTTAAAATATTTGTAAGATCTTTATCGGAAAGTTCTCTATTTAATTGACCTCTTTTTTCAAGTTCAGATTTTACTTGAGGATAAATTTGTCTTGCTAAATTTAAAAGGTCTTGCTCCATAGTTGCGATTATATAATAAATAAGGTCTAATCGTAAAGTTCATCAAGTCTGTTTACTAATTTTTTCTCTGCTATTTCATCAATTTGTGAAACTAATTTATTTACCTTTTTATTAAATTCTTCAACAGATAAATCAGGATACCTAGTTTTACGAACATTTTCTAATTGATCTAGTTCTCCTAATTTAGAATAAATGTACATATGTTCTTGTAAAGCCCCTACTTCACTTAATTGAGGTATGTTTTGTTTTTCAAAACCACGATGCATATATTCATGGGCTTTTACAATATTTTTTCTTTTTTGAGCATCCTCTTCAAAAAGTAAATCAAAAAGCCTATCACTAGCTAAATAAGCTACTTCATCTTGTTTTTTAGCATAACTACCTAAATCGTAAGTTACTGGATTTAAATATTGATAAATATTTCGTGGTTGATCCATTCGACCTAACCTTTCAAAAATATTACCAGTAATGGATTGTTTTTGATATTGAGGGTCTTGATATAATGCGTCTGGGTCATTACGCATTGTTTTTTGAGAATATTGTTCTAATTCAGCTTCGTTTAATATATCGTCGTAAACGTTTTCAGGCACCATTCCATTGTTAGCTTTTAATGTTCTAACAAGAGCTTGTGGTAAAAAACGGTATATGTTTTCTGGGATCTTTTTCTTAGCCATGTTTTTTATGTTGTATAAATAATGATTATAAAACAATAATTAACAAATAGGTATGTTGTCTGAAAGTAAAGAGGTATTACAAAAATATCGCTGATAAAAATTTTATTTGTAAAGTTACTAGCGTTGAGTCCGCCTAATAAGAGGGGTGGGAGGGTGGGACGGTGCCGCCGCTATTTAGGGGGGTAGGGGGGTATATAAGCTTATGTATAAGTAGGTAGGTAGGTTAAGATACTGTTTAGTCAGGCATAAAAAAAGGGGCGTAAAGCCCCTTAGTAGTTAAGCGTAAACGCTTAGACTAGTTCATATACTCCTGCTTCTGCTAACGCTTTGCGGTAGTGACCTACAACTTTAGCAGGTGATTGAGTAGTTTCAAAGCTAGGGCAATCTGCTAAGCTCTCTAATAACTTTTCATTATCAATAACGGGGTTATTAGTTGAGTTAGCAATATCAACCATGCAGTTAATAATAGCTCTCACTTGAGAACTACCACCTTTATACGCTGAAGGGTTTAAAAGCTTGTAAGCTTTAGTAGCCCCGCCACCTTTAAAACCTGTTTGCGGTATTTTATCAAACAAGCCTTTTTTAGTATCAACCGCTTTAATAGCTTGTTTAACAGTTTGAGTTTTATTTTCTTTTTTCATAATACCTCCTATATGTTTATGTTTATGATTAAAGATAACCTATTATAAGCGTAAACGCGTAATAAAGTAAAGTAGTTAAGCGTAAATAATAATATTAATTTAAGCGACGATTTTTTTAAAAATTTACGACGACCGACGAACCACGAACGACGACACACAGGGACGAACCACGACCGACGAATAACATAAAGATTGGATTGTAGATTGGATTGGATATTAAAAAGCCCCATTAAAGGGGCTAAATTGGATTAGTGGATAGAAGACATTTTGTTAATATCGAATACTGCAAAGTCTACAGCACTTAGATCTAATTTGGTAGAAGTAACTTCTTTACCCTCTTGACCTAAGATAATGTACTTAAAATCTCTACCAGTCAACAGTTTATTATTACTATCTATATCTTGGAATTCAATTATTCCTGACATCCAGTTTTCTACCAGATTAATAAAAGCTTCTTCATTGTTAGGTACGTATCTTTCGTTAACTTCGTTAGCCAAAGCGTCTATAAAGATCGCCCTTAAATATTTTGGTTTTTCCATAATTTTTCCTTTTTAAATATATAAAAGTATTATACTAACGATTTAAATGGCAATATAGCGATTTACCAGTGGCTAGAATAAGCAAAGATTTTATATTAAGACGACTGACGAATGACGACTGATGAAACGATTTTCACACACAGATATTGGATATTGGATATTGGATATTGGTTAATTGGTTGGTTGGATTGGACGACCGACGATTGGACGATTGGATTGGAGATTGGATTGGGCAAAAAAATGCCCACCGAAGTGGGCACTTAGCAACTAGGCTACAAGCTCGATTAAGCCACGCTCAGCCATGTTCTTTTGGTAGTGTCTAATTACCTTCACGACAGGCTGGACGGTTTTAAAATCGTCGACTCCTTGTAAGAACTCGACAACGTTTTCGACTGATGCTAATCCAGTCTTATCAGCACACTGGCTGATCGCCCAAAGGATTATCATCGCTTGCGGTGCCATCTTGGGGATGTCCTCGCAAGTAAGTTTAAAGGCTGTCACTCCTTGAGTCGATCTCACGGTGACGTTTGGTTTTTCGAATTTTTTCATTTCTTTCTCCTTTCTAAAATTCGTTAATTGTTAAATTACCTATTAACTTAACTATATATATTATTGCCTACTAGCTACTAAAAGTAAAGCCCTTTTTTATCTAATTTATCTAAGCTGTTTTATCGTAAATGGCTGTGCCGCCACGACTGACGAGCCACGAATCACGAGCGACGAGCGACGACTGATGAACCAGGGACTGTGGTTATTGGTCTTTGGATTGGTCGATTGGTTGGATGACTTGGGCTTCTATGATTTTTGGAAAGTTGGCTTGGATTAATTGTTCAAGACGTTGGATTATTTCTTCTTTGGGCATAGATTGGATCTGTTGTTGGATTACCTCACGACGATCCACGTACAGACCACCTGCCTTACCACGATGGACCTCTGCAGTAATGGCAGCAGACAGTTGACCAGTGTCTTTGGCTTCTTCCCTTAGGTCGTAAAGAGCTGAAAGATGCGAATCCATGTTTACCTGAGACCTCTCTTGCAACTTAATCGATTGGTCTATAAGGTGGTTTCGGACTACTGGGTTGTGATTTAGTAACACGCTCCCTTGTCGTTTAGCTGCATTACGATTTTTTGTATAGCCTGCTTTAATCGCTGCTTGGGTAGCACTTTCGCCTTTTAAATACTCCCTAATAAATCGTTTTTGTTTAGAGTTTAACGGTTGCCAAATCTTACCATCAGAATCTACCATACCTTTTCCATCATCAGTTGGTTCTAAATGTGTATACTCTAAATCTTTCATAGGCTGTAACCCCAGTTGCTCCAATATATATCTCTAATTCTAAAATAAAATAATAAAAAGAAAAAACTTTTCCTTTCTGTTTAGTATAGTATGCCACATCGGTTGGCTCACAACTCTAAAAAAGTAATAGGTTCGTTAAAAACTAATAGATTTAAGAAAAAGTAATAGACTAAAAAACCTTATAACCAAGAGACTTTGAAGAAGAATCTATTACTTTATTGAAGATATTAGCGGTTTTAAGAATTTTTTTACAAAAATAAAATATTTTAGAAATAACTATATAACACTAATAAATTAATAGATAAACGATTGTTACAGGCATAAAAAAGCCCCAATTAAGGGGCTTCGAATCAGCGACTATCTAACAATATCGCGGTGCTACTTCTGGATAGTTGGCACCCTCTTTAAATGCAACGTCGACCCTGAATCTTTTGCGATAATATGGATTAAAAACTTTTTCATCGCTCTTTTTCAGCTCCTCCGCTTTTTGGCTTGCATACTCGATAGCTTTTTCGTAGTGTGCAAGACCTCTTTCTTTGTTACCGTGCCAAGAAAACTTTTTCGACTCGAACACTTCACCTGTGTCAAAATACCATCCGCCTTCTTCTGGTCCACCGTAAGCTCTGTCAACTTCATAAATGTTGACCCAAACGTCGTGTGTTTCTAAGCTCGATATATAAGGTCCGTCTATTATATTTTCCATTTTTACCTCCTAAGTGTAGAAAAATAATTATTTAATAGTATATATAATAGCTACGATTTAAATAACATTAAAGCCATTTACCAGCCTTACTTAAACCCCCAACCATGCAGGTAAAGCAAATCATCAATGGACTCATTAAGATAAGATATCCCTAAACGACGAGTCAAGAAAGTCAACCCATCGCCAAGATAACCATGCATTTGATCATCTTCATTGGATAATTCGAAACCACTATTATATAAATAATAATGATGATCCAAAAAGAAATACACCGTTTGGTCACCCAGTTCATCCCAGCTTTTAATAAACTCGATATCACCTTCTTCACCACGATCACACAAAACATCGATAACATCTTGGCTTAATAAACCACGCACCTCAGGAGTTATTTCTAACAACAAAGCAGCCCCAGTTTCTTCACCCCACTGAGCATAAATAGCGTTTATTGGACCATCGTAATGCTCTGGTGAGTACTTATGGATATCAGCCTTTGGGTCAAAAACTTCGTACTCTATACACCCATCTTTGGCATATAAATCTTCAGGGCTAAATGCATAATTATCTAATTTAATAAATTGGTTATGCCTTTTCTTTATCTCCAGTATTACTGGTTGGGCATAATCTACAAATGCCTTCATCGTATCTTTAGTATTTTTCATAATCTTTTTCCTCCTAAATGTTAAAAATTATATTTACTAATAATATTATTATAGTAGCGAAGCGGAGCGAAAAAAGCCATTTACCAGTGCCCCATTTATAAAAAAAGCCCCATAAAAGAGGCTTCCATTTATAGCTTTTACTCTAAAAGTCGGCAGCTTCGA